GTTTATTTCAAATCCAAATAACTTTGCCATACTATTTTATACCTTTATCTAAATTATTCTAGGGGACCTATAATACTATTTATAGACCCCCTAGAACTGGTTTAGATTAGATTACACCGTTACTGATATCAGTCCAGTAGTCATACTGGAATGTAACTGTGAATTCTTCAATTGTGTCATTGGAATCCCAAGCAACATCAATAGGTGAGATATCGGCAGGGAAGATACCTACAAAATTGTAAGTCTTCAATGTCGAACCATCTTTTGAAAATTGCTTGATAGTTCCGATAGATTTCTGCAATAGAGGTGATGGAGTACCAATGTTTAGAATGTGCGAGTTAATAGTCGCCATCCATTGCTCCAAACCTGTTCTTACGTTAAAATCTTCGTCATTTATTACTGTTACAGTCCATTCTGCGAATGTTCTGTTTCCTGGGACTTTCATAGTACGACCGAAGTAAGGTACTTCGATAACACCTAGTGTATCACCTGGTAACTGTGATGCTTTCGCCATGAATGTGAACTTTTGGTTGTCGCCCCCATAAGGGTTTGTCATTTCACATTCAAAAAGGTTACTTCTTGCACCGCCACCAGTCAATTGTCCTCTAAATTCGTCAATTGCAAATGCCATGTCTTTTCTCCTTAGTTTACTTTGTTAATTATTCTTAAAATTGACCTACAACTTCAGAGAAGTCTACGCCAGTTCTTACTGCAACAAAGTTCAACTGGATAAAGTTGATAGACTTCGCTGGTTTGATATAAATATCACCAATGAATTCGTTTCTATCAATTACTTCACCAGTGTTATTCGTTTCGTCACAAACAACACGGAAGTCGTAAATACCACGGCGACCTTGAACGTCTTTTAGGAACGGTTCGACTAGATTTCTGAATTGTGAACGAGTGAACTGGTCGTTAAACTCAAATAGTGAGTATTTAGCGGCAGTAGCAATCGCTTTTTCGAGTACGATGAATAGTCTACGAACATTAATACGGTCGAATGCTGAAGGCTTCGCAAGAAGCGTCTTATCACCGAACAAAATGCAACCTTCGCCTGGGAATACCAAGATTGGGTTGATACCATTTTTGTACAATTCATCACGGAAAGTTTTGCTTGGCGACCATGCTGTTTTAACAACATTCTTAATTCCACCACGGTTGAAACCTGCTGGTGACCACCATGCGTCTCTCTGGTCGGTTGAACGTACAACAAGTCCTGCAACGTCACCATTGAATGGTACCCAACGATATACATCGTTATACTTGTCGTACTGGTACTTCCAGTTACCATCAAGCATTGCGTATGAAGACGATGGGAGTAGATTTCTGAATTCTACAATATCAGCGGCTTCACTACCTGCATTGTTTACACAATCTGTAAACTCAGGTGATAGGAATGTTACACAATCCATACGACTTTCTGCGATAGAAATCAAGTGCAATGCAACTGTTTGGTTAGCGTCTGCACCCAAGATGAGTGATACGTCAACTTCTTCAGCGTTTGCAAACATGTCGTAACCAGCAATAATTTCTGCATCAGAAGCAACTGCTCCGTTTGCACCACCTGCTAGTGACCATGTGCTTGCTACATTAAGTGCAGTCGAATTGTAGTCTACGCCATCAGAAGCGGCTGTATCCCAGTTATTCGCACCTGCATCGTGGTCTACCCAACGAATCCAGTTTGAACGTCTATCGATTGCAATTTTGTAGTTATTTGTTGAACCATCTGCATTCAAAGCACCAGGTGCTTTAGATACGAATGGGAATACTTCGATTACTTGACCTTTAGTACCAGAGATTTCTCCGTCTTCGTCAATTACTGCAACGTGAATTTCATCGTTAGATGCTCCACGCTTTTCAGCGTATGGTGAAGTACCAGGCTTGCCATCAAAAGATGTTGCATATTCCCACTGTACAGTTACCGCCGTAGCAGTCAAATCTGCTGAGAATGCACTGTCAAGTGTTGCGCCTGTTGCGTCTACTGCGGTTACAGTCTTAGTTTCACCTGCGTGAATGATAAGTGAACCAACGGTCATGAAATCGTCTGCATCTGTTAGTGTCAATGCAGTTCCGACAGTATCTACAGTTTGTGTATGCTCAAATGCGTTTGCAGATGGGCAGATAGATACTTTTAGTGAGTTACCAATTGCACCAGCATGTTTTGCTGTGAAGTACAAATCGGGTGTGTTTGCTTGTCCGCCTTCATAGTTGTTTTCCCAGTCTTCATCGTTTTTGATGAGTAGACCAGCACCATCTGTGGAAGCGTTAAGTTGACCATCTTGCTCCACACGAACAACTTGTAGGCTGTTACCGTATGCGAGGAAGTTGGCGGCTGTGAAAAATGGAATCGCTGTAGCGTTTGTTGGCTTGCCGAACATATTAGCAAGAGTATCTTCAGTACCGAGTAGTTTGCGCTCCATAATTGGACCCCATCCATACTCACCTGCGATACAACCACCAGTCGCCGCAACAGCGGGTACTACGGTTGTCAAGTCAATTTCTGTGACATTAACACCTGGACTTAGTTGAAATGGCATAATTTCATCTCCTTTTTTTGATTAATCATTTTATTGTTGAAGAATATGGTTTCAATCATATTATTATTTATATGACTATTTAGTATTCTTCTTACTTTTAGTATTACCAATCATTTCCCCATGTCAGTTTTTCGTCTGTTGACCAGACTTGTCCTGAATTATCTTTAAATGTACTCTCAGTCGGTACGCCATCATCAATAAATCCAAATGGGGTCAATTCATCTTCAATCATATCTTTATTGAATTCTTCAAGTCTGCGTCTAAAATCCATATCTGTAAGTTCTTTAAAATACTTCTGAGTAGTCATCCACCCAAAAAGCACTAAACAC